ATGCCAGATACTCCAGACAAGTATGAAATTTCTGCGCCAGAGGGCGGAAGCAAAGAATTTACAGACACATTTAAAACAAAATCCCATGAGCTTGGGCTTTTACCAGATCAGGTTAAAGGTCTATATGAGTGGTATAATGGCGTTGCAAAGACGGCTACAGAACAGGATTCAAGTGCAACGAACGCAAGAATCTTAGAAGAGTCAAACGCGCTTAAATCAACTTGGGGAAATCTTGTTGAAAAGAATATGACTATTGCAAAAACCGCCGTGGTTGAAATGCAAAAGGCCGTACCAGGATTAAAGGGTTTGGTGGAAAAGGTTGGTAAAGAGCCAGCGTTTATTGATTTAATGTTTCAGCTTGGCAAGAATTTTATGGAAGATGAGATTGGTAATAACGAGGCAGTTAATCAATTTGCGACAATGGATGCGGAAAAAGCCCAGGAAAGAATCACAGCAATTCAAGCAGACCCAGCTTATCGGGACAAAAAACACCCTAAGCAAAAGGAGCTTGTACAAGAAATGTTTAGGTTAAACACTCTAATTTCTGGCGACAGGCCGGTTAACACTAAGCCGTCATCTATACAGGTGGGCGCTAGCGCGTAACTTTTTAGTTGATCTTTCATTAATTATAATTGACACTGTTAAACACGGGTAGCCATCTTTGGTCCGAAATCTATTTTAGAGTCCTTTCAGGGTAGCTCACACAATATTTAAAACAAGTTCAATTTAATTTTGGAGGAGACACTAATGTCTACGCAAATTACAGAGGCACACGTCCAGCAATATAACGCAAACGTGTTCCATCTTTCTCAGCAAAAGGGATCTCGTTTACAAGATGCTGTTCGCCTTGAGACTCAGGTTGGTAAAAACCAATTCTTTGATCGCATTGGTTCAGCAGTAGCTCGTAAGGTTGTTGATCGTCATGCTGATACACAATATAGTGACACACCACATTCTAGACGTAGAGTTAGTCTTGTAGACTATGACTACGCGGATTTAGTGGACAACGAGGATAAGATTCGTATGCTTATCGATCCAACAAGCGAGTATGCGGTAGCTGCTGTTTGGGCACTAGGACGTGCTAAGGACGATGAGATTATTGCTGCAATGAGCGGAAACGCTTTTAGTGGTGAGACTGGATCTACTTCTGTTGCATTGCCGGCTACTCAGAAAATTGCTTCTGTTAGTGGTGGTGCTGGAGCGAACTTAAACGTTCAATCGTTAAAGCGCGCTAAGAAGATTCTTGACGGCAATGATGTTGATGAGTCTATAACTCGTTACTGTGCAATTAACGCATCTGGACTTGAGTCTTTGTTAAATGAGACTGAAGTAACAAGCGCTGATTTCAACACAGTACGTGCTCTTGTTATGGGTGAAATTGATACTTATCTAGGTTTCAAGTTCATTCGTTTAGAGCGTCTTGCTGCACAATCTGGAACTCTTGCGTTTAACGTAACAACTGGTGCTGTTGGTGCTGGTGGTGGAGATGCAGATACTTACCGCAAAGCGATTTGCTGGGCTCAAGATGGAGTTGTTTTGTCTACTGCAATGGACATTGTAACTCGCATTGATGAATTGCCTGGTAAGCGTTACTCTACACAAGTGTTCGCATCTATGGGAATCGGATCTACTCGAATCGAAGAAGAAAAAGTAGTTGAAGTTCTCTACAACGATACTTTATAAGGGAGCGTGAAAAGTGGCTACAATATATGCAAATAATGCAACATTAAGAGATAACCAAACACCTTCTGCAAAGATTGAGTCAAATCAAAACTTTGGCAGAATGCGTGTTGTATACGATAAGTATGATTTTAGTAACGGTCAGCTTACTTCTGGAGACGATCTTCTTATGTCGAAGATTTTCAAAGGAGCTAAGGTGTACGGGGCTACAATGAGTGCTACTCAGGGAAGTGCGACAGCAGGTAAAGTAACTGTTGGCTGGCTCGCTTCTGACGACGCTGTGGAAGCTGCTGACGCAGACGGCCTATTAGCTGAGAAAGACTTCGGAAACGGGGACATTCTTGCTGGTATGATCGAAGAAACAGCCATTCCTGCTGGACTTTTTAAAGAGTTCGCAGCTGAGGTCAATGCGTACATGGAAGTAACTGAGACGTCTGTTGGTGCTGATAATAGCCTTGAGTTGGCTATATTCTTAGCAATGGATTAATTAGACTTATTTTCCTGACTCTCCTATAGTAATATATTATTACTGGGGGAGTCGGGAATGTCTAAAAATATACTCACTGAAACTGAGATCTGCAACGACGCATTAACACTACTTGGCGTTGAAACCATTATAAATTTAGAAGACGACTCAAAGCAGGGAAGGCTGTGTAAAAAGCAATTTCCTATTTGTCGCAATTTCTTGTTGGGGATTCATCCGTGGAACTTTGCCATTAAGCGGCAAACGCTGGCGGAACTCGCCACCGGACCTTCTTTCGGGTACAACAAATTTTATCAATTGCCAGCAGATTATTTGATGGTTATTCCTCCGTCTCAACACGAAGAGTTTTCTAGTTCGATTGTTTATAAGATTGAGGACGGCAAGCTTGCCACAAATGAGTTAACGTTCGACCTTAAGTATATTGCAGAAGTTGTTGATACATCTAAGTTTACGCCTTCATTTTCTCAGGCACTTTCAGGCTATATTGCTTATAAGCTTGCCTACAGCTTGATTAATGATCGCGGTGTTGCGCGTGATGTGTATCAGATTTATTTACAGTATTTGCGTGAAGCAAGATCAATTAATGCAATGGAGTCTACTCCAGAGATTATGGACGCTGATCTTTGGTCTGATTCAAGGCGAGTTCGTTAGTGGCTAAATTAAATTACGTCATCAATAGCTTTTTGGGTGGAGAGATTTCTCCGCGTGCAATTGGTAGAAGTGATTTGCCACAATATAGATTTGCTTGTAATACGATAAAGAATTTTATAACAATGGCGTTTGGTGGATTAATTAAGCGCCCAGGAAGCCAATATCTTGTAGGAGTTTCCAATAACGCAACAAAGTCTAGGTTGTTTCCTTATGTTCCAGATGATTCAACAGCAAGAGTGATTGAATATAATGGCACAGACGGGCCACAAATAATTAACCCAGACGGAACGACAGAAACAAATGTTGGCGCGGCTCCAGCATTTTCTGTTGATAAAGCACAATTTGCACAAAGGGGAACTTCGCTTTTTATGGTTGAGGCCGGAGACGAGCCACATGTTTTTGTTGAAGACATCGCTGGTGCTGGGTTTGGTTTTGAGCCATACCGACAGCCAGGTAACAATCTCGCCGGAGACAGGGGCGCTGCGGCCTGGACGCCATATAGAGATCAAGCATTTAATCCCGCAACAGTAACGCTTACTCCAAGCGCGACAACCGGATCAATTACCCTAACAGCAAGTGCGGCTTTTTTTGATTTTTCCGGCCAGGGTCACATAGGAGCATATTTTTTACTAAATGACGGCTATGTTGTCATAACGGCGATAGCGAGCACAACGTCAGCAACAGCAACAGTTGGAGCCACACTATCGGCAACAACCGCCACATCTGATTGGTACGAAAGTTCTTGGAGCACGTTTCGCGGATTTCCCAGAACAGTTACCTTCTATAAGGGAAGGCTTGTTTTTGGTGGAAACATTTCAGAGCCGGATACGATTTGGTTTTCTGCTATAGCAAACAACTTTAGAATGAGCCTAGATCATGATGGAGTTTTAGGCGGCACAGCTCTTGCGGCCTCAGACCCAGGACAATTTGTACTTGCTTCTCAGAGATCAAACTTTATTCAGTGGATGACTGGACAAAATAATTTAGCAATTGGAACTGTTGGGGATGAATATACATTAAGCGAGGGCTTAGACCCAACGGGTGCTCCTGACTTTAAAAAGCAAACATCTCACGGCGGAAGAATAAGACAGCCTGTTCAAAATGCAAATAGAGTTACATTTATTGAGGCGTCTAGAAGGGTGTTGAGAGAATTTGTATTTAATTTTGACAGCGATTCTTATATAGCGCAAAACCTAACATTATTTGCTGACCACATATTTGATGACTTTAATTTAGAAATTGCATCAAGCGGAGACGCTGGATTTAACAACATTTCTTTTCAAGAGTCGCCCTATGAGGTTGTTTGGGTAACAGACGACGACGGCGGATTGTCTGGAATAACAAGAGACACGACTCAAAACATAGCCGCTTGGCACAGGCATCGTCTTGGCGGAGTAAGCGACACAAGCTCCAACCCACCAAAAGTTGAATCTATTGCGACAACACCAAACCCAGACGGGCCAGGTTCTCTTTTGTGGCTTAGTGTTCAGCGTAGAATAAACGGCACAACAGTTAGATATGTCGAAATTATTAAGAATGAATTTAGGGGCAACGCATTTGTTGCAACAACGCCTCAACAGTATATGGACAGTTTTATTCAAAGCTCCCCTGGGGGCACAAGCGTTACTGGTCTTACTCACCTTGAAGGAGAAACTGTTCAGGTTTTCGCGGATAACTTTTTTGTTGGGACAAAGACGGTTGCAAGTGGTGCCATCACTTTAGATGAAAGCGCGACAGACGTAACTGTTGGTCTTGGTTATGAGGCAGACATTGAAACGATTCCAATGGAAGAGGGAGCCACAACAATTGGTGGTCTTGGTTTGATTAAGAAAATTGATCGCGCACACATTAGATTCTTTGATACCATTGGCGCAAAATACGGACCAAGGGCAGCGGATCTTGATGATATTAATTTTAGACCAACAGACATTGCTATGGAAGACGACCTTCCTCCGTTCACCGGAATTAAAACCGTTTTGTTCCAGGGTGGACCAAGCAACGAGGCAAAGATTTTAATTAGATCAGACACGCCACACCCTTGTGGTATTTCTTCTGTGTCATTAAGGGCGGAGGTATACGAGGGATGAAGGTAATGGCCTATAAGGAAGGACATTTAGATTTCTTAATTCCTAAAGAAGGATATTTTGAAGACAAGGGTCTTATTGCAGAGGCAATAAAAGATCTTACGGACACCGTTGCCGTAACCGTTGTTAAGAACAGGATTGTTGTTGCTGTATTTGGAATTACGCAAAAAAGAAAAGGAATCTTTGAGTGTTGGTCCATGATTGGCAACGAAGTTAAAAGAAATCCTATAGAGTTTTACAGAACAGTTAAGTCCCTAATAAAAGAATACGAGGAAAAGCTTAACATTGTTCGCTTGGAGATGACCGTTAAGCACAATTTAAGAGACGCTTGTAAATTTGCGGCCTCGCTTGGTTTTGACCAAGAAGGATTAATGCGTAAATATGGATTAAATGGCGAAGATTATTTTCTTTATGCGAGGACAAAATAATGGCTGATCCATTAACAATTGCAGCAGTTGGCGGTCTTGGGATTAGTGCTTTTGCAAAGCTTGAAGAGTCGAGCATTGCCGCAGAAAATGCCGAGATTCAAGCAAAGATTAGAGAAGAAGAGTCCAGACAAGTGGACGCATCCGTTGCAAGTCAGCTTGAGATTCTTGAGTTTGAAGGCAAGCAAATTATTGGAAAGCAAAAGCTAGGTTTCGCTGAAGGCGGCGTTGAGCTTGTTGGAAGTCCCGCCGCTTTTTTAGAGGGCCAGCTAGCGCTGCTTGAAAAAGAGCAAGAAAACATTATTAAAACAGGACAGTTTAAAAAGGGCGCGTTGTCAACGGAGGCGCTTTCTTTGCGGGAAAGCATTTCAGACATAGAGCGTGCGGGCACAATTGGTGCACTTTCGGGAGCGCTTCTTGGCGGGGCTCAGCTTGGTCTTGCCTTAAGGGGCACACCTAAAAAGACGCCTAAGAATTTTGGAGGGTAAAAGCTATGCCAAAAATACCTACAGTTAGAAGAAGCACAGCAGTTACCCCCGCAGAAGTTAGGCCAAGGGTGAGGCAAGGTGCCGCGTCTGCAAGGGCGTTTTCTGATCTTGGCGACACAATAGCAAGCGTTAGTACAAAGCTTGCGGTGATTGCAAAAAAAGAGCGCGACAACGAGTTTGAGGCCAGAGAGTCTGAGCGCTTTGCTGAAGATTTAAATGGCTTTGAGGAAAACTTTCGTGCAGAAAATGACGGTAAAGTAACTGGCGTAGATGACGACGGTAATGAAATTAGCATGACAAAGTCCTTGACTGATTTTGCAAACGAAAGAATGAAAGAAATTGCCAAGACTGCGCCAAGTGGCGATGCTCAGATTGCTTTTGAAAACAGCATGACGAAGCCAGTGCGAAATTCAATATTTAAGTCAAAGACGCTTGAAAGAAACACAAAGCGAAAAAACGAAACAATTTTGGCGAATCAATTTAATACCGCTGCGGCAAATCGCTATCAAAACTCTAGGCCGATACTTGACGAGGTTCAGGAAGACAAGCTTAGGGCAAGCAACAGAATAGAACAGAGCGTTAACTTTACGCCTGTTGAAAAAAGATCAAGGTTAGAGGATTCAAACAATTTTTATGCAGATTCTTTTTTTAAGGGGCTTCGTGCGACACACCTTCGTGCTGTTGTTGACAAAAACATTAACGACACCTCTTCAAAAGAAGCTTTATTTTTACTTAATCGCGGTGATTTTGACGAAGACCTAACTCCGACACAAAAGATTAATTGGCAGAAAACATTTAGCGCACTTGCAAAAGACAAGAAGAAAACAAACCTCTCCGATCTTAATGCAATACTTAGAGACGAAAAAACAGCCTTAATGACCAGACAAACAGATTCTCCTGATCCCGGCGTTCTTAGACAAATGGCGCTTGCGAGAGACTCCGAGCAATGGACGCCAAGAAAATACACCGAAGAGATTGATAATCTTTTTAGTTCTGCGGCGTTTGGACAGGCTTCTGAATTAATGGCGCTTCAAGATCCGGGCGCAAGGGTTTCAACATTTGCTAATTCTCTAGACAGAAGAAGACGAGCAATTTATGAGCAGAATAAAAATATTGCTACCTTTAGACCAAACTTTAATCAGGCAAATAGGCAAGTGCTTTTAACGGCAGCGACAAACATAGACAAGCAGCTCAAGGCAGATTTAGCGGCAGACCCAGCGGGATACGCGCCACGACACGACAGACACCACGCAGAACTTTTAACAAGAGCGGTTGACGGTCCTTCGACAAAAAGGTTTATTGATGCAACAACTAGGGTTCAAATACAGCAGGGTCTGCGCCCCGACCAGATAAAGATAGTTCCTAAGTCTGTTGCAAAGTCTATAGCCCAGACGATTGAGTCTCAAACAAACCCGGCTCATACAATGGCCTTACTTCAGGATTTAAGAGGCAAGTATGGTGATCAATACGAGCGAGCGCTTTCTGAGATGGGCGAACACGGATTAAATAAGTCGTTGCAGTTTTTAGATCTTGATGGTGGTGCCGCGACACAAAGCCTTATTGGAAACCTAAAGAATGCAGAGGCGATAAACACAAAATTTAAGGGCAATAGAGATCTCAGGGTAATAGATGAGCAGGTTTCGTCTGAATTAAGAGACTTTGTTGAGCCAATATTGCTTGCTAGCGACATTGGAGCGAACACAGAGCAAGTAAATGCGATTAAAGACATTGTTGGTACAAACGCAAAGGAGATGATTTCTCGTGGAAAGCCAATTAAGGAATCCGTACAAATAGCAACACAAAATATGTTTTCCAAATATTACCTTCCAACAGATGACGTTAAGCTGTTAATTCCAAAACTGGTTGGAAGCACGCCAACAAGACCAGATACAATTCGTGCAGGTATTGAGCAATTTAGGGAAGACAATAGCGATCTTTCCAAAATGAATCAAAGAGACATTCTCATACCGCCGGCGTTTAGCGCGCAAGACATTAAGGC